ATTCATTTTTTTAAAGCAATAATCAGGCCGCACCGGAGAGGTGGCCGAGTGGTCGAAGGCGCTCCCCTGCTAAGGGAGTATACGTCAAAAGCGTATCGTGGGTTCGAATCCCATCCTCTCCGCCATTACCCTTGATTTCATTGCATAATTTGGCGTTTTTCATCGGCTGCCATAACCTTGGTAAACGTAGGAGGCCGATTTCTCGTCCTCCTTAGTAGGTTCAGCGCTGAAAAGACCCGTCATTGGTGAACATCGTTACGCGGATATCGCGTCTCTTCAAATCTGCGACCAGTTCAGAGACCTTCTCTTTTATCGCTGTGACATCCGTTCCTTCAGGCAGATGTACGCTAAGATTCGGATGACTGTCTGATTCGCCGCTCCAATAACTTGCCCCTGCAATGAAATGGACATTCTCAACTCCAGCTTCTCGGAAGAAGGATTTTAGCTCCTCGCTCGCGCTGACAGCGAGACCTAGTGCTTTTTCGATTGGGTATCCATTGGATGATTCTGACATGACGTTCTCCTTGTTTCAGAGAAAGGTTGCATGCTTGTGGCGTCGGTGCAACTTACGCTCGCTCTGGCGGTAAAGTTCATTGTGGTTTTGCCGATCCTGTGCGAGATTGCATGAAATCTTCTTTGCTCATTTCGCTCTTCTTTTCTGTGGCCCGTCTCGCTTTCATCAGCGCGGCGGGTTTTCTTTTGCCCAAACGGCGAAAAGCCCCACGGGGTCAACCGTAGGGCTTTGATCAGGCCGCCTTATATAGCGCCTTCAGTTCTTCCAAGTCTTCAGCAAGCATGGCGCTGTAAGCCGTTGCCGCCGCTTCCGCCAGACATTTGGCGAATGGCGAGTTTCGCACCCATTGGAGCGTTGACTGTCCTTCTTTCGGCTTGACGTGGGCCACAGCAAAACCGTGTTCGTGGTCATGGGTCAAGACGACATCGCGAATCGTCATTTGCATATCGGGCAAGAAGAATTGAACCTTTGCCAGCTTGCGGAAACCCGTTTCACGGTCATGGCCCTTACTGATAGGCTCAATGCTGATAGTCTTTACCTTCACGGTGTTCCTCCTTCTGCTGTGAACGTGATGAAAGCTCCTTTCTGGTCTGGCTTCATCATTTTGACGTTGTAAGAGCGCCCGGAACGCTTTTCCCGGATGCTCCATGTTGTGTTGACGGCCTTAATGGCGGGCTGCTGACGGACAGTGATTTCCACCGTGGAAACGCCGCGCGGTACGTTGTTCAGAACCATCTCATCACCGCTGCGAACCTCGATCCTGCCCGACGTGGTGAAGATTGTGGTGACGGGACCGGCTCCGGGGATCACGCCCCCGAAACCGTCATTGCCGTCTGCCTTCCGCCGAAATTCGAAAACCCCGCGTAAGTCGCCGCCGCCGGTCATTGCTGCACCTCGGATGCCTGGGCATTTTGTGACACGCCGAGACGGGCCATGTTCAACGGCTCCATGTAGGTATCGCCGCCCGGAACCTTCGACATGTTCTCGAAACCGCGAATCTCATCAACCGACAGGAATCCAGCTTCACGGCCAATCTTGTAAGCAGCGTAGCGGGTCGCCAAATCGCCACGAAGCAAGCCGGACAGGTCATGCTCGATGTAGAAATTTTTGCGAGCCTCCGGTGAAAGCAGCGTCGTGTTGTAGACGCTTTCGATACGCTTGGCCCACGGCGCAAGGACTCGAGTCACAAGGGCGCGACTTTCCTCGCCAATGTTGCTGTAGGTCGCATCGTCCGTAATGCCGACCGCTGAAGGCGGAACGCCATAGACGCGGCAGATATCCAGATTCGACAGCTTGCGGCTTTCGAGGAATTCGGAGTCTCGGCTGTTAAACTGGAAGGTTTCGAACTTCGCCCCACCATTCAGCACCATGACTTCGTTCGCCTTGAGTTGCCCGACAAAGCGATCCTTGAATTTCTTGATTGCCTCATCTTTGCCAGCGCCGCCAAGCTTTTCAGGAAACACCAGAGCGCCAGCAGGACGGAAACTGTTCTCAGCCGCCGCGCCCGCCGTGTCCTGTTGCGCCAATGCCAAGCCGAAGGTAGCGCTTGCGATCTGGATAGGCGAAAGCCCTAGCACGCCATCCTTTGTCCGGTAGCGCACATGCAGAATTTCGTCTTGCGTGTATGTCTGCGTTCCGCCGTTTGGCAGTGCGACCTTGTAACGAAGACGCCCCGTTGAAAGGCGCTCCACCGTGACCGAAGGCGACGGGATAGGATGCAGCGCGGTAATCTGGCTGCGGCCATTTCGTTCAATCCGGGCATAAGCGTTGCCGTACATCAGCGCCGAAACGTTCATCCATTCCCGGCCCTCAAAGGCAGTCAGGAGCGGCGAGAACGTATCTTTCAGCACTGGGTATAGGGCGTGATCAGAAGCCGTTTCCCGGCCACCGTCATCCGTTTTCCGGTAGACCTTCAGCGGCACGGCTGCGAGTTGCTCCGCGATAAGCTGGATGCACCGATGGGCGACAGCATGGCCGCTGGCCTTCTCGATATCCGCACGGGCCTGCCAGCGCGCACCAAGGAATTCACCTAAGAAGGGATCGCTCGAAGCGACGGCGCGTGTTTCCTTCGGTTTAAACGGCCACATAAGCACCTCCTTCCAGTTCCAAGATTCGAATGCGGCGTTCCGCGTCTGTCATGGGCTTGCGCGACCGGACGGCAAGAGACGTGCCGGAATAAGCCGGGAAGGCCTGCACAACGCTGATTTCGCGAAGGTCAACAGCCTTTAGGATCCGCCGCTCGCCGTGCCATTCATCGCCGCCTTCAGGCACATTGAAGCCGAAGGACATGCCGCCGATATCGTGGCGGGCAGCAAGCGAAGCGATATCGCGGCCCAACTGCGTGTCTGGCAAATCCAGTTCGAAACGGAGTCCTTTCTGATCCTCTGCGAGGATCAGGCTACCCGACGCGCTACGGCCCAACACCTTGCCGGGGTCATGATCGACAAGCGCCAGAATATCCGGGTTCGAACGAAGCGAAGCACCGAAAGCGCCTGCTTGAATGACTTCCCGAAAATCACCGATCCGGGTCTCATGTCCGAAGGTGGCAACGTAGCCGGACAGTTTCTTGCCTACGGCCTTAACGTCAGTTGCCGCGCGTTTTTCAAAGTTGCTCAAAATGATACCTCCCTGAATGGCTGCACAAGGGCGTTGACGCCGAATGCGATTGCTTGTGGTGGTTTCTCCGCTGCGGCTTCTCGGTACGAATACCAATGGCCGACCAAAAGGAGGATTGCGTGTTTTAGTGGAGGCTGTGCCGGACTGGCGATGGTGACGCCGATTTCCGAAACGTAGCCTTCAGCAGCAAGAATCAGACCTGAGATGTAAGTGTCATCCTCGGGCCAATCGACCCGAAGATGAACCTTTGCCTCGGCCAGCGAGACAGTCGCCATATTACGCGACGGCCTTCCATGCGAATGCTTCAGGATGGCGGATAGCCACGTCAGCATCAAGGAACGCATGCAGGCGAAGACCGCCCTTTGAAGCGTCTGTGTACGGGTTGGCGAGAATATCAACGCCCGACCAATAGCCGATAAGTAGGTTTGCCCATGCGCCGAAGATCAGCGGGTTTTCACTTGCAATCGTCGGAACCTGATTCGTAGCCACAACGCGCTCATTGTGGAACGTTTCAGCCGTGCTGAGATTGCGCTGCTGGCCGTCCTTCAGCTTGCGGGCAACAGCCATCAAGGCCGGATTGGTCAAGAAGCCCGTGGTGCCGGTCACGTCGTCAATCTGAAGCGCCGCGATAAGGTCCGCTGCAATGTCGCTCAAGTCCGTTGCCGTGGTCGCACTTTCCGGAATCTGCGTAAGGATGCCGACCGGCTGCTTTGCGGCAGCGGTGCCGTTGATAGCCGCCTTGTCGAGAGCCTGCGCAAGCACAAATGCCAAGTCCTGACGGAGTACATTTTCCAGCGCAACGCCGTTCTGAAGCAGCAAGCGGCGAGACAGGTACATTTCGCCGGAAACCGTCTTCGGAGAAAGCGAAACCTTGTCGAAAGTGGCATCGCTCGCCGTGGTGGCTTCGTCTTCGTTCACCCAGTAGGCCTGCGGGCCAGAGGTGAGGCGCGGCAGATCAAGATTGCCAGTCAGACCGGAAATGACCGTTGCGCCGAGAGACTGCACAGCCAGAACCGGGCGAAGGCGATCAATGAGGCCGCCGAGGTTCGTTGCAACAGTGTTGCCAGCCGTGCCGGTCGTGAGCATGGCGCGGTTTTCGTCACCGAAAATGAGAGAGGTAGGGACCATCACGCCGCGCACTTCGCGACCCTTGGACAGTTCGTCGTGAACTTCGCGTTCAACGCCGGTCAGGCTATCGCCATTGCCTTCGCGGATGGCCTTGGAAACGGAATAGGAACGCAGTTCGCGGGCCATGGCGTCACCCTGCGGTGCGGCCTCATGGCGCTCGAATTCTGCGATGGTTGCTGCATTCTTGATCTGGCTATCAAGGGCGCGAATTTCGCCTTCGATTGCTGTAAACTTCGCGTTGTCCGGGTTCTCGCCGAGGGCCTTGAGTTCGTTGAGCTTTGTGGAACGGGTTTCGCGAAGATGATGAATGTTCAAATATTGTCTCCTTTTCTAGTAAGCGCGCAAAGAGCCATGCCGATGCGGAATTGCTCGGTTGGGTAGGCGCAACAATGTCATGGTTGTTTTACTGCCTTCGGCAGTGCTGCCCGCCCCTGAAGCGGGACAGGCTCGCCGGTTCAAGTCTTGTGCTTGCGTCCGGTGATTGTGTTTATACTCCGTTTTGCTTTCGCATCAATAGTAAATCGCAAAAAGCAAGGAAGTATATTTTTACTCGGTTTGCTTGACAAAACAGCGGGTTAAAAATTTTAGGCCGCGTTATCACTCGATTAGCTTGGCGCTATGGAAAAACAGACTGCCAGTGTTGATTATCTTCTCCTCACTCCAATCTTCAACTAAAGGTTCTTCCTCTTGAGAGTTGAGTTTTGGAGTACGAAAGTGAACGAGCATCCCGTTCACGGCAACGCATTCAAGCTGCTGGTGCGACTCATAAGTTCCGAATTTGCCTTCATAGTTTTCGCCAGTCTCAAGCGTCGTTAGTTCGTAAATTTTTCCAACCTCAAACATTCGTCACATCTCCCTTTAAGCATCTTCCATTAAACACGCTGGAAGCGAATTATCTTCCTCATGTCGCGCGGCAGTTTGCAATGCCATCGCGAGCGCCACAAGACCGTCAATGCGCCCGGAGGCTTTCGACTTATCGAGCTTTCGAGCGCCGGACGGGTCTTTCGTTATGACCGCGTTGGCCGCATTCATCCGCAAGAGTGGGTTTCCCGCGTGATTGACCTTCTGTTGAGCGACCGCGACTTCCAACATGTCAACGGCTGGAGACATGTCTTTGTAGCCTTGCCCGAACGGCGTTAGTGGCAACTCAATCGAAGCCTTAGCCAGTTCGCGCCGCAAGTCCTCAATGCGCCAGCGGTCGAATGCAATCTCCTTAATATCGAACCGGCCCGCCTCGTCAGCGATGTATTCCGCAACGGCCTGTGGATCGATGACCTTTCCCGGCAACAGCGTTAGCCGCGCGTCCGCCTGCCTACTCCAAACGTTATACGGTACTCTGTCCGATTCACTCTTCCCGTCGATGTCAAAGGCCGGGAGGAAGAATCGGGGCAGGACAGTGAAGCGGCCATCCTCTTCCGGGAAAACCAGAACGAAGGCCGTCAAGTCTCGGGCTGCCGACAGGTCAAGAGCGCCATAGCATTCCCGGCCCTCAAGCGCGGCTTCGTCAATAGGCCCTAGATCGCAATCGTTCCACTCGCGAGCGGCGATGAAGCGCACCGTGCCGTCAATTCTCTGGTTGAGAATCTTATTTCGGAAATCGGCTTCCTTCGACGGTATACGTTGCGCCTGCGCCGCCATGCGCTCGACTTGTTCCAAAGCAAGGAAATCGCCTAGCGCCGGGTTAGCCTTGATCCATGTCTCGTAGGACCATGCATCTTCATCAGGATCAGTCGTGAACAACGCCAGATGGAAACTTTCGTCCTCAACTTCGCCGGTCTTCACCTTCAGGCCGTAATCGATCATTTCCGAGAAGAAATGCGTGTCGTCTTTCGCCTGTGTGGAAATGACCACAACAAGCGGTTCATCACGTGCGCCAAGGGCCGAATCCATCGCGTCAAACAGATCGCGCTTCACCCAATAACCGGCTTCGTCAGCGAGGAAGAATGAGGGCGACAAACCGAGTTTGGAATCAGCGTCGGCGCTCACTGCCTTCAGAACGGAGCCTTCACCGGGATAACCGGCCTCGACTTCGATTTCCTTGCTGAATTTGATGATATTGACGCGCTCCGAAAGCTCGACATGCGCTTCCAGCATCGCTTTGCACTCGGCCCAAGCCTTACCAGCCTGAATCTTATCCATCGCGCCGAAATACAACTCGCCGCGCTGCTCTGCCTCTGGCCCGACAAGATGGCAAAGGGCAAGCGCCGCGCTCAACCCGGTCTTTCCGTTCTTTCGGCCCATAGACAAGACGGCGGTTCGTACAGGGCGACGTCCGAATTCGTCAGTTGCGTAAATCGGTGCTAGAAATTCATCTATCTGCCAGTCACGTAACTGCATGTTCTGGCCCGCAAGTTTGCCCTGCGTGATTTTCATGTCGTTGACGAATGCGACAACGGCTTCAAGCCGGGTTAGGCCTTCGACCTCCCAAGGAAGCACCTTGCGGTGCTTCTGCTGCCCGTCACTCATGATATCCCCGGTCTTGCGGGATGCTTTCGGCTTCGCGCCGGGTCCACGACGGCCCATGCTCCATCTCCTTTCACATCATTATCTTTGATCCTTTTCATTGATTGATCAAAATATTTGAAACTAAGTCTTCGCGAATGCCCCACGCCGTTCCCCGGCACTCGATCCTTCGTCTTTGAAGGCCCCCCTACCTATGGAACGGGGCAGGGAGGCCCGTCAGGCGTCGTTCCAGCCTTCCGGGTCAATCGGGTTGCCATGCACGTCGAAGCCAGCCCACGCCCTGCGAAAGCCGCTGCTCTTGCCTGTTCGGGCCGAGCGTCTGTCTTTGGCATTGGTCTTGCGGTTGTGACAGGATGCGCACATGCTCGTTAGCTCAGACGTGGGCGGGAATGCCAAGCCTCCCGCATTGATTGCCTTGTCGTGGTCAACCACTTCGGCAATGACGATGACACCACGCGCACGGCACGGCTCACAGACCGGACATTCCATTAGCTTGGCTATGCGCAGCCGTTGCCACTGAGCCGTGTTATACGGCCATCTGCTCATGAGGGGCGGGCGGTCTGCCGCGCAGCGGCAGTAATGACAACCTTAGGCTTGACCGGGATGGGCTGTTTCCGCACCGGATCAATTCGGCTCTGACGTGCAAACACCTGCCGGTTCTGATGCATCAACTTCATTGCACCGCACTCCAAGCACCGTGTGCGACAGCCTTAGCCAGACCGCGCCGCTTCAGACGCAACAGGATTTCGTTCACCTGATGACGGGTGTAGCCAGTGATCCGCGCTAGGTTCATTGGTGCCGCTGGAACTGTCCGTCTGCGCAAAATCGACAGCACCTTTTCGTCAGTCTCAGCCAGACCACTCCAAGCGACCGGCTTTCCTACCAGCGCGTTGATGACCTGCATATTTTCGGTGTGTGTCCTTTCGTTCATTCGTTTTCCTTTCGTCTATATGATAGGTACAAACGGTAGTTACGGTAGTTTGCACAAACCGAAATACCCTTACTACCGATACTATTTAATGTGATGCTAGAAGGACTTAGCCAATCAGTCCTCATATTAGCAATTATGAAACTACCGTAACTACCGTAACTACTGCATGGTATGGTAGTTTCGTTGTCATGCGCTTTTCGGCTCTAGACCGCGAAGAACCCATTTGCCGCGCCCGATCCTCGTAACCTTTCGGCTCGCACTCAACCGCTTCAGGCTCTTCGAAACGTCAAGCGGCTTTTCGTGGATGACCGCTGCCAGTTCGCTAGGGCCGATGGCATTGCCATTCATGAACCGAAGCTGTTCCAATATCTTGCCGGTAACGTCGCCGTACCCATGGCGGTCGCTGTCGTCGCTTTCGGTGTCCATCTCCCAAACACAAGCATCGGCGTCGAACCGCACCCTGAAGTCAAACTCCTGAAAGTCGCGCCCACGGCCATAAAGCCCCAAATCGCCGTCTTCATTAGGGACAAGCAAAATCGTGCCGTCCGCCGCACCTGAAATGCCGCCCGTGCCGCTCACACGGTCGAAAGGATCGACTGCGCTTGCACTGCCCTTGTTCGTATGGTGAACGATGACGATGCACACCCGGTACTGGTTTGCCAGCTTCGTCAAAGGTAGAACATCACCATAATCGCGCTCATATGGATCAACCTTGCCCTTGCGCGGCTCTCGAAACATTTTGAGAACGTCCACAATGACCAAGGATGCGTCAGGGTGAGCTATCAGCCATTCCTCCAACTCCTTCAGGCCGCCCTTTTCCGCCGTGGGAATCTGGATTTGGAAGTCCAGCGCATCGGTGAATGATTCCGCGCCTTCAATTTCCTGCTTTCCCAAACGATCCTGAAGGCGAATAAAGCCGTCTTCGAGCGCTAGATACAGAACGTCACCTTGTTCGGTTCGATGCCCCATGAAAGGGATTCCGGCTTCCACGCAACGGGCCAGCTGTAGAGAGAGCCAAGATTTCCCTTGCTTCGGAGGACCGACAAGGAGAAGGCAACCGGCAGGGAACAAGCCCTCCACGATCTGGCGCGGCCTCTCAAACCTCCGTCGCATCAACTGCTTTGCTGTCAGCCTGACTTCTTCAGGCTCATCTTCCGGTTCGGGCTTTGGCTTTGATTTTCGCGCTGGCGCGCTCAGGGCGGCCCGCCGTCTGCCAATCTTCTCGAAATTGAACTTCCCAGTCCAACCGGGGGAGTCGTCTTCTGCATGCGATTCCATCTCTAGTGCGTGATGCGCGATGCAATGCGTTCATCAAGCCAAGCCGTCACTTCGGAACGAACGTAAGCGATACGGCGCGCTGAAAGCTGGACTGGTTTCGGGAAATGGCCGGTTGTGCTCAATATGCTAAGCTGCATTGCGGAAAACGTGGTTTCGGCAGCAGCCTCTTTTGGCGACATGAGGCGCGGAAGTTCTTTCGACATGTAATCTCCTTTCTCTGGACGCACTTTCTTGTTGCCGGACCTCCTTGGCCGGTGCGAAATAGCGCTGATTGTTATGGATTGTCCGCCTGTTTGCTGGCGACGAGTGTTTTATAGCTCCAAGTATTTGAAGCTATCAACTAAAAAATGCAAAATACGCTCAACTATATTTTTGCGTTACTTGCTTGACGTTTTGGCATCCTCCGGAAAATCGACGAGGTGCATTGAAATCATTGGCCTTTCTGTAATTAGTAAAGATCAATCGCAATAATTAGACCAGTCCTGCATAAGCTGGCGGCGCTTTTCCAATGCATCCGAACGGCGATAGGCGGCTTCCGTCTTGTCTTTCAGGACGTGAGCAAGAGCGGATTCTATGACATCACGGGGATGGTGGGTTGCATCCCCGGCCCAATCTCTGAACGTGGACCGCAGACCGTGCAGCGTCTCGGTTCCGCCTGAGGCTGCACGCAAGGCTTTCACCATGGCTGTATCGCTTATCGGCTTACCTTCAGTCCCGCCCTCAAAAACGAGGTCGCCCGTCGCCAATTCCTTACGCGCCTCAAGAATTTCGATTGCGCGGGTGGAGAGCGGAACGCGGTGTTCCTTCCCGGCTTTCATCCGTTCGGCTGGGATGATCCATATTCCTGCCTTCAGGTCAATTTCGCTCCACACAGCGCCGCGAACCTCACCAGAACGTACTGCGGTCAGGCATGCGAACTCAGTGGCGCGGGCAGCCACGCCGGAGGCGTGTCTTATCTTCACCATGGCTTCACGGATGGCTTTGTAATCCACGGCCTCATGATGGCCACGGGAAAGCTTGTTGCGCGCCGGTAGCAGTTCTTTCAGGCCTCCGCGCCAATCGGCAGGGTTATCGCCTGTGTAAAGCCCTCTGGCCTTAGCATGGTCTATCACGGCTGCAATGCGCATCCGCGTCCGGTCAGCCGTCTCGGGCTTTTCAGTCCATATCGGCTTCAGCGTTTCTACGATGTCATCACGGGTAATGGCAGCAATTGGCTTCTTGTGTAGCGGCTTTGCGTATTCCTTCAAGGTCATGCGCCATTGCGCTTTGTGCTTGTCGTTTTTCGATTCCGCCTCTTTCTTCTTGATGACGTCCTCCATCAAGTCGGCAAAGGTGACACGCTTTTCCAAGTCCTCGCCACGGGCTAGACGCTCCCGGATGGTTTGCGCTTTCTCGCGGGCAAGCTCAACGGAAACCGGCGCTGTGCCTTGACCATAGCCGCCCAAGCCAATCTCTGTGCGTTTCCCGGCGCGCTTGTATATAAAGAACCATTGTTTGCTGCCGCCAGCCCGAACACGAATGTAAAGACCGTCGCCATCACTATAGATTCCGGGGGTATCAAGCCGCTTTATTTTTGCTTCTGTGAGCTTGAATCTAGCCATAATCATATCCCGTTGCCATACCCGCGATATGGAAAATACGGAAAATTTGCACTTTAGCAAGGGTAATGACTACACAATTTCAATAACTTACGTGGGAAAGCGGACATCCTCTCCGCCATTTCGGCACGCAGCCTGAAATTATAAATCTCCCTAAACAGCTACTTCTTCTCAGCAGGCACCCAAAGCATGCGTTTCCGCATGCCAGTTCGTTCTTCAGCACGTTTCGCGAAACGCCGGACCCCTGCGATAAACCGGATGATAGTGGAGAGAGCTAATGGGCCGACTCGATTCT